AACGACAACGATGACTGCCGTACAGCTATCATGGATGCTACTTATTATTTCATGATTAACTTTTGTGATTACCCAGATGGTGGTGGTGACGAACCAAACAAAACTATGAAAGGAGGTGATGCTTCGGCTGAAGTGATTAACGATAACACCGTGAAAGGAGGTGGTGACGAGCTAATTAAAGCTACAGACCCAACTACTATGAAAGAAGGTGTGAATGTGTTAACGACTAAAGAAATGGTTCGACAAGAACTTGGTTATGATTTTGGTAAGGCGGTATCGTTCTGGAAACAGTTGCGATATATTGACGGCAAGGTAAATGACACTGATTATCTGGAAATGCTGGACGCATGGAAAGTATTGACTGCATTAACCGATTCCGAGTCTATTTGCAATGATTTATTGCAAACAGCTGAAGCTTTGCGAGACATCTTATGTCCTAATGTCAATGTGATGACGTATTCTCAGGATGAATTGGTTGAGTTTATTAATAGTTCAATCAAAGATTTCTCTCTTTCTGTATTTTCTGAACGCCTTAAGAAAGAGAATATTGAGATTACAAAGATGGCTTTGGCTCATATTGATTTTGACAATAACGGCTTTGCTTCTTTTAACTCAGAACACGCTTCTAAGTTTACCGGCAAAGAAGTGGATGTTCACAGCAAAAATAAAGACCAAATGCGTATTGTCGAGTCGGCAGAAGATGGCATCTCCCGTATGTTGGCAGTAAGAAATCTGTCAAGCGTAATTGTTTCAATGGGAGAAGATTCTGAAGACGAATACTTAAAAGCCATTCTGAAACAAAAGAAAACCAATGTTTTTCTTAATGGTTTTACTGACGTTGCAACTGGCAAACATTATATGTTTGCGTTTCAGAATCCAAGTTCTAACCGAAAAGCAAACTTTATGTTTGTTGAAGCCAATAAGTGGTCGGAAGTTGTTGACTTATGGCTTGAAATCACCGGCTTAAAGACATGGAAGGCGTTTTGTAACGCCTTCTTCGACAAAGAAGGCAAAGTCGTTATGACTAAGCTGTTGGCTAGAATTTCTACCCGTGGTTCGAATAGCTTTAACTTGTCTAAAGTTTCCCCAGAAAGAGGAGAACAAATCAAGAAAGCTAACATTGATTATTTTGTTGACCCACAAGTTGAAATCATTCGTGATTTTAAAACAATGGCTGGGCCGGGCATGATGACAACTAAATCAGGTATTGCCCGAACAATTACTCCAGGCGACGGTCAAATGATTGGTTCGTTTAAGTTTCATGCATTGATGGCTGTTGCTATGCGAGCTATTTCAGATAACGAATACAACGACTTTATTTCTTTATGGAATAAAGTCGATTGTAATGTCAAAAACGTTAAAGAAGGCACCCGCTTGTATAAGCTTATCAAGAAGATTCCGGGCGTATTTCAATTACGTCACGGCGAAAAGAAAGGGATTTGTGTTCGTTATAACCTTGAAGCAATTCCTGAACTGGCAGATAAAGATGCACTGGTTCCTGTCAGTGTTCGTAAATTTATTGCTGGAGAATGGAATGAGTTCCCATTGGAAATCTGTAACTATATCAAAAAGAAAGGTGATATGGTTAAACTTAATGCTCAATTTATTGAAGCATTGGGTTTTGATAATCCGGATTCATTACTGCCAGTCGTTGATTATTGGTTTAACTTAATGCAAGAGTCTTTGACAGATATCGCCAAAGCTCAACAGTTCCATGGTATTATCAAATCTTCTGATAAAGAAACTGATAGTGTTGCCAGTAATTTGGTTGATGCTCTCAGAACTTCATCTGATTTGATTGATGATGCCCAGATTTGCAATTGGAGAAGAGACCAGTATCGCAAATTTATTGACGATATGAAGATTGGTCGACTCATGGTTCCCGGTCAATATTCTTATATGGTATGTGACCCGGCAATGATTATCTCCAAAGCTTATGGGGTTGATTTGCCTCATCTTCAATCCGGAGAATTCTACTTCAATGGCAAAGAATGTGAATGTGCTTTATTCCGTGCGCCATTGATTCATCCTTTTGAAGCACGAAAGGTTCAGCTTATAAACAACCATGCTTACTGGTATATGCAAGACGTTATTGTCTTCAACGGCTATGACGGAACATGGGAAGATATGGGCGGGGGTAGCCTTTAAATTGCCTCCAATAGTAGCGATACTATACTCGATACCCATATAAAATAAACGAGAATTACTCCGTGAACCTATAAAAATAGGGTGTACAATCAGCATTAGCTTATGGTAGGAAATGACCATTTAATGATTGTGCTAACAGGGGAGGCTAACGATAGTTGTTGCTTTTAGTGTCACCATGTGTTATAATAAACACAAAACGAAAGTGATGGTGACACCATGGGAATAATATCAAAGAAAGAACAATTCGATAGACTAAGCGATATAGCTAAGTCTAAAAACGGTAAATTATTATCTACTGAATTCAAAACAGCTAAAACAAAATATGATTTTGAATGTAGCGAAGGGCATCAGTTCCAAATGAGTTCCGATAAAATGGTCTCAAGAGGTGATTGGTGTCCTTTTTGTGCAGGTAGATATGGTGACTTCGAGAAAAAATATAAAGATATTATCGAAGGAATCCATAAAGGCAAAATGTTATCTCCGTACATAAAAGCAAATGTCCATATCACATGTGAGTGTGAATGTGGTCACGTATTCGATATTACTCCAGTTAATTTAAATGCTGGAAGATGGTGTCCTGCTTGTCAAAAAAGCCATGGAGAAAGAGCTATTAAAATCTTTCTTGATGAACATCATATTGAATACATCGAACAATATCGTTTTGATGACTTAAAGGGTAAGCGATTAAGATTGCCTTTTGATTTTGGTATATTCAAAGACGATACACTGATGGGCTTGATAGAATACAATGGAGAACAGCATTATCGACCGATGCGATACTCAGATAAGAAACAAGAGTGTTTAGATAAACATAATGACACACTTGTTACTGATGACCTTAAAAGAGAGTATTGTAAAAATAATAACGTACCGTTAATTGTAATTTCTTGTTTTGATGTAGATTATAGAAGATTAAATAATCTCCAAAGAGACGTTGATAAAATTCTAAGTAAACAATTATCCATGCTAATCTCTGTGCCAAGCTTAAAACCCACTATAGCAATATAGTGGGTTTTTTGAAGGTGCATCGACTAAGGAAGATACTGCTGTATGCGAGAAATACGCTACAAGCAGGTCTTAAGACGCTTAATGTGAAATTCATTAGGCGGTAGTGCGGAGCAACTACACACGTTAATAGTGGCGTAGTTGAAGATATAGTCAGACCAGTGAGAGTATATATACTTGCGTTGCGAAAGCAATACATTGGTTGGACTTCGACGGTGACTCTTGCGCAATTATTCCGAGTGATACGCAACATGGTAAAATTGTGGTTGATGGCATTCGAAGTTTTCCATATGATATTTGGGAAGCCGGCAAGAGTGCTGTCAAGAAAGAATTCAAAATGGATACTTTTATTACTCACTTGGTTGATTCTGCTAAGGTTGACCGTACTGGTACTATTACCAATTATGCCAGTCGAGCTCTTGATATCTCTAACCATTTGACAAGCGCTGTTTACTTTGCTAAATCTTTGGGTTGTAAAAATATTACATTACTCAGCCCTAAAGCTTTTGTTGGTAAAGAGACTGGCATCTATGGTGCAAAATATGTTCCCATAACAGACAGGGTTGATGGTGTTTTATCTTACACTATGAAAGGATTTGTTCAAGCTAAATTTAATCCATTAACGGAACAGGTTGAGTTTGATGAACCCGGTCATGTTGGTACAAAATCATTCAAAGAAATTCTTGACTTGGCTGACGAATATCTTGGTCTTGTTGAAATTCTAAGAATCTTACAGGGCCGAGAGATTGATGGTGCTAAGACTGGTGTGTTTGCTGAAGGAAATAATCCAGCAGGTAACGAGTTTGTTGACGCTGTTAAAGTTATAATTACACCGCGTCAGATGATTACCCGACAGCGTGTTCTTAAACGAGATGTTTCTGTTACAACCGAACTCAATGAATTTGTTTCTTTGAGTCCTCTTGGTCGTATTCACGATTACGTATGCTTAAAAGAAAATACCATTATGGATTTCTTGGCTAATGGCTCTAATAAGATTTTCTTGTTACAGTCATTGATGACAGAAGAAGAAGTTGCTCAATTTAATCAACCTTTACTGGTGGATGGCACTCAAATGTCATTGGTTAATTATATTGCTACCCGAAAACAATCATATAATCGTAAACTTTATGATACACTAACAAATGGAGTTGGCGATGATATTACAACGATTTTGGCATCGATTAAAGATGTTGAATCAAATGAACTGGTCGCTTTGGCTGGTCAGCTAAACATCAGTATTTCAGTTGTTGCGATTGCTGCTTATATCGCTACTTATACCAAAGACAGCAAACAAACTGAAGGTTTGACTTATGGTTGGTTGTTGTTTGGTGATTTATTGGCAGTATTCAGTAGAGGAAATAAGAAGTTTGAATTATTCAGACTTCCATTGTCAGTTGAAACAGCATATATTATTAATAAAGTTTTATATGTTAATGACAATAAGCATATTACTGTCGACGCTGCTGATTGTGATAATGTTGCTATTTGGGTTATTAACAACAGACCTTATGGATTGATTCATAAGAGTTCTGATGTCGTTGTTACTCCACGTAAATCTAATGCAATTTATCAGACAACCCCATATACAATTGGCACAAACGGATTCAAGTATCACATTAAAGACAATAATCCTAAAGATGCATGGAAAGCATTGGTTAAAGAGAACGGTTATGTGTTTGATATCACAATGAATGCAACGGGCCGTGCTGTTATTTCCATTAACGGTAAATCTATTTCAGCTTTGATGACTGATACAAGTTTTGACCTTAACAACAAGAAAGTTAAAATTATCAACAATTCAGCTAATCCAATTACTGAAACTGCTGGTACAATTAATAATCTTGAAGTTATTATTATCGGAGAAGTTGAGTAATACATATCTCATCCCCTTGCTTATTAATTTAAGCAAGGGGAATATTTTAAATTAAAGGAGAAAAATATGTTAGAACTTAAAACTAAGTATGATATTTTTGACTTACCTCAAAAGGGAGAGGCTGTTTGTGTTACAACAAACGGCATTGTTAAATCAGATGGTAAGGCTGTAATGGGAGCTGGTATTGCTAAACAGGCAGACCAACTCTTTCATTTGTCAACACAATTAGGTAAATACCTTAATCAATATGGCAATAGAGCTTTTAATATGGGTACGTTTCAGGCTAATCGAATTGGTTATTGTGTTCATTTCTTTATTCTTACATTACCAACAAAACATGACTGGCGCAATGACAGCGATATTAATCTTATTATTCAATCGTGCTATCAGTTAGTTGAAATGTGTAATAAGTTTGGTATCAATAAATGTTATCTTGTTCCCCCGGGTTGTGGTCGTGGCAAATTAAATTGGGCAGAAGTGAAGCCCTGTATTGCACAAATATTAGACAACCGTTTTGTTGTTGTCATTAAAGAATAAAAAGGAGAAGACAAATGATAAAAATAGGAACGTATTCGGATATTTCATCGAACTATGATGAAATATGGGCTATCATGCGCTCAGACAAACAAGTACCTAATGCCAAAAATACGTTAGTAAAACATGTTCCACTTTTGAGTCCATCCAGTGATTTATTTCATAAGTATTTGGACTTGAAATCAAAAGGGCAATGGACACGAGAGGCTTTTAAAACTAGTTATTTATCTCAATTCTTAACTGAGATGTACACTCCGGCAGTTTTTGAATTGCTAAAAGAATTATATATCATGTCCAAAACTCAAAATATTCTATTATTATGCGCTTGTAAAGAGGAATCCATGTGTCATCGTAGTATTATTGCAGGCATTTTGCAGGGAATGTATGGTGATATCAATATCCAAAGCAATGATGATTGTAATTATATAAGCTATTATTATGACTTTCAAGCCATTAACGCTTCGCCGTTAAATACAATTGCTTTAAATACTAATCATCAGACCAGTCAAGATACTTTTTATTTAATTATCACTGGCAGTTACACATATCGTGATTACTCCGAGTTTTGTAATGTTACTGATTTTATGTTGCAATATAAAGTTAATCAAGGTTTTAATATTAGTATTCTTACCGGAGCCGATAAAGATGGAACTGAATCATTTGCCAGATGTTATGCAAGAGATAAAGGTTATGCTTCCAAAATTTTTGCTGTTGACTGGGAGAAAGACAAAAA